TCTGGCTTTCGTTAAGATTGCGGAACACGTAGTCAGCAATTGGGCTTTCCAACGGACGCACGGCACCGTCGTAAACCCAGAAGCCGTCTCGACCCATCCAAACTGCCCCTACGTCAACTTGCACGACGCAGCCCTGCGACGCAGCGCCGCAGCCTGTGCCCACGCGATCAAAGCGATACACGAACGGCTGGCCTAAGTATGTGGCCAAGTGCGCATCGATGTCTGTTAAGATCAGCGTACCGCCGCGCACCTTAGAGCCAGTAACGATCTTGCCGTTGGTCGCCAGTATCTGGTTGCCGGCTTGGTTTGTGGCCGCCGCAGTCCATGTCGTATTGTCTTCTTGGTCGCACCAATCAATCCGACGCGGATCGTTCTGCGCGCCTAACGCGAAGATGATGCGCTCCTCTGTTACGATGACCCCGTCAACGCCGACAGGCGCGTTAGAAATCACCGACGCAGTGCCGGAGGCCAAGTCCCACTCGAAAATGCGTCCGTCGCTAGATAAGACGCCCACGAGATACTCGCCCCAGTTATCCAAGCTCCACGCAGCCGCTGGCGTTGTTAGAGTTGTGGACGCTTCTGGACGCGGCGCGCCCCACTCATCAGCGCCGTATGCGCCAACGCCGTAGCCGACGGAGCCTGTCTGCGTCGCGGAGCCTGCTGTTAGCGATGCTGGAGTAATGTCGCTGAGCGTGTTCCCCGCCTCAAACGCGTACAAGTTGGAGTTCGTGCCGACGGCTAACCAGCGGGTGCCATCGTTCTCGCGCCACGTATGCATTGCGCGCGGGATGCCAGTAAGCTGATTAGCGACGCGTTTACGCCACCCGTTGATTGGCTGGAGGACGCCATTGTAAAAGCGGACGAGTGACATATCGCGCCAACGTCCGCCTGTTTCGTATTCTGTGCCGTTGCGTACCGCGCCGGCTGGTATGTCTAGCTTCACCAGAGGCATAGCGTACTCCTAACCAAAGATAACTACGTTCCACATAGGGAAATCACCGCCGTCTCTCTCATCATTCGTGGCGTAAACATTTACTTCGGTCGTCGAACTTGGGTAGCCGCCGTGAAACCTAACTCCGTCTGTGTTGTCAGCCGACATTGCATTTACTACAACGGCATAATTCGTGTCAGGCATGGCCGTTGTCAGTGTCACTGTGTAGTTACCAGCAGCGTTACGCGTTACGCTCGCCACATTCTGGCTTCCACGAATTGTGGCGCCAGACGCTGAACCCTCAAAGTTTACCCATGCACGCGCGCCATAATACGGCGCCGAGCCAGACGTCTGCGTGATTGACTTATCATCGACATACGCCTTAATTGATTGCTGCGTCGCAAGCGCGGACGCGTCGTCAGACGCCATGTCGTCTTCATCTTTGATTGAGGTCACGCTTGTCGTTGCGTCAGTCAGCGTGCCAAACGAGATCGTGCCGGTCGTTGTGATGTTGGACGATCCGTTATCAATTGCACCAAAGCCAGACGTGATGCTTCCGCTGTCTAACGCGCCTACTGATGTAATGTCACCAGTAAAGTACGTGGCCAAGTCTGTCATGGCGACTTGCACCATCGTGCCTGCGTCGTTTACGATAACGCGATCTGCGTCCACGACTGTAGTGGCTGTGGCGGTTGTGTCGCCATCTAAGATGTTTAGCTCAGCGGTTGTCGCTGTGACGCCGTCCAACGTGTTTAGCTCGGCAGCGGTTGCAGTTACAGCCGTTCCACCTACTTCCCACGATCCTTCGGTTAAGTTTGGCGCGATGGCCGTCGTGCCGTCAAGAAGGTTGTCAATAGTATCAAGGTTTGCGTTTAACTTTGTACCCCAAGTATCGGCGGACGCGCCGACTTCTGGCTTAGTTAAGCTGTAAGTTGTTGTCGTTGTGTCTGCCATGCTCAAGTCCTTTGTTTAGCGCAGTTTACATTTAATAACGTGCAAAGTCTACGCCGCGTCACTCCACGTTTCACTTGTACTACTTATTTCTGTCCAAGTCTCTTCTGTGTCGGATGCCGTGACCCACGTCTCCTGCGTTTCGTCGGTATCCTCCCAGAAAAAGCGAGCGGTAATCGTGAATGAAGGCACACTGATGTCGTTCGCCGCAAGGCTGTTGTTTTCTAAAATTGAAAAGCTATCTACGATAGGCGTAGATGCAAATATGTCATCTGCTGCGAAAATATGGGTGATCGCTACTGTCGTACTATCAACAACAGGAGCTGCGTTTGTGATCGCGTTAGCTGTTATTACGTGAACCACGCCAAGCTCAGGTGCATCAACCACAGGCGCGCTTGCTGTAATATCCGTTGAGCCAAGAACATCGACAGTTGAAATATTTGGGCTATCTACGCTTGGCGTGTCTGCCGTAATTTCGTTAGCTGTTAGGTCGTGATCCTGAGTGACGGATGGAGCATCAATCGTTGGCGCTGAGCCTGTGATCGCGTTAGCCGTGATTGCGTGTTCCTGCGTAATAGCAGGCGTGTCAACCGTAGGCGCGCCAGTTGTGATTTCGTTGGCTGTGTATTGCTGCTCAATTGACGTAGTGTCAATGACGGGCGCACCCGTTGTAATATCACTGGCTGTTAGGACATCTATTTCCGTCGTAGATGGAGTATCGACCACAGGAGAGCCAGCAGTAATTGCAACGGGCGCTAGACTGTGAATGTGTGTCGCGACTAGACTATCAACGACTGGCGCGGAAGTGGTTATAGCGTCAGCCGCAAGCGAATGTATTTGCGTTATGCTTGGCGTGTCTATAGTCGGCGCAGCGGTCGCTATGCTGCTTGCAGTTAAAGCAACTTTTACGGCACCAACGTCATCGCCTAGTGGTGCGGAAGCTAATGGGCCAAAACCAAGCATGTGTTAATCCTTATGGTTTAGTGGGCCAATCGTCGTCGTTCAGGTTAGGCCAGTTGGCATGATCCGTGATGTCCCTTAGCTGCTGGCGGTAAGTCGTCATCGCCGCATCCATAGTAACATCAGTCAAAGCAAAGTAATCTGTTTCTGCCAGACGTTTGTTGCGTTCTGTGCGATTGGCTTCTGCTTTATCTGCGTCTAGCCGTGCCTGATACGCAGCCTCATGCTCTGCCTTGGTTGTCGTAACGCCATCCTCATCAGTGGTGTCTGCAAACATGTCACGGGCGACATACTTCTCTACCCAGTTGCCATTTGCGTCTTGCTCTACGCCATCACGCACAGACACCTGATAGTCGCCTACGGTAGCCGCTGGGCTGCGTAGCACTGGGTCTAGGTCTAGTGCGTCTAGGGTTGCTGCTTTCCATACACGCGGCAAAGACATGTTGGGGTTGGCTGCACGCCATTGCCCCTGTGTTTTAACTTCGCCTGTTGTTCTGTTGCGATATTCTGACATGATTGATGATCTCCTGTGTCAGTTGATTATGCGATTGCGTAGAAGATGTAGTTACCTGTCGCCAAAAAACTTGACACGACCGTGAAACCTGAACTGAGAGGGTCTATTACATCATCGGTTGTAAATTGTGCGCTTGAGCTATTCCAAGCTAACCACGGGTCATTTCCAGAAACAATCCCTCTTTCTGCGTCAAGCACAAGCCATCCACCTGTGTCGCTGTAACGTTTTAAAATTACAAATCTAGCACCACTGCTAAATCCGCAATCTACATTGGTGTCACCGCCGCCATTTGTATGACTAAAACTCCCCACCTTAGACACACCATCTAGGCTTGCGAATAGGTAGGCTATGTATGTACTTGTATTCCTATTAATTTGATTATTAGTTCCAACACTAAAAACAGAATCAGTTGGGGCAGTATCATCCCAAAAAAAACGGCTGTCAGTTGCTGCCGCACTACTATTTAAGACCAAATAGTCTGTCTCAGGATCGTTTGCGACACCTTTATGATAGACAATCCAATCACCAGTGCCATCTCTGCGTTTCACCCACATCATTTCAGGTACAACACCAAGGTTATGGCTTATAGTATGCCCTGCTGTTCCGTTCCCCGTGTAAGCAACGGCATCGAAGTAGTTGGGGGCACGCCTCCACATCCAAGAGTAATAATGAGATATAGTGGTAGTATCATCGCCATAAAAACCATTTTGATAATCAAACTGCGCCCAACTTCCAGTGTTCTCTGCAT